TTAATTTCTTTTAATAAATGAAATCCCTAGAATATTTTCTGAAAATATAGTTATTGATTCAAGTTTTATGGAGTTATTTCCATTATGAATGGTAACATTTTTTAAAACAAGAGTATCATCTGTTTCTAGGGGTTCATAAAGAAGAAATTCATCTCTGCTAATTTCTTTAGCTTCTAATTGTTTAAGTTTTTTTTCCAAATCTTTTTCTAAAAAATTTAGATAATCTGTCATTATAAGGTTATGATCACAAATAAAATAAGCGAGTCTTAAATTTTTAGTATCTTCAGTATGTAGGCTAAATGACGGTTTTCCAGAAATAAGACCACTTTGGGTTAATACAGCTATATCATAACTTAAATTATCATTTACATTATAATCATCGTATTTTTGCAAAGTTTCATAATAAAATTTGACTAAAGCTAATTTTTTAGAAATATCATATTTCATAAAAGTACCTCCCAAAGTTTTAATTAAATTATAACTTTTAAGAGGAAAAAAATCAATAAAGGGGGAATGCTTATAGAAAACTTTAACATTTGAATGATAATAAAAAACAAATTGAAAGGAGGAATAATGGAAGAGAATAGAGATCTAATAGAATTTAATGGTACACAAGTAAAAGTGCTTATAAAGAACAATACAATTGAAATAGAAATGAGTGAATTAGCAAAAGCTATTGGTTTTGAAGATGTTAGAGGAGTACACAACATAGTAGATAGAAACCCTGAACTAAAAAATAAAGAATTTTCTTATTTAAAAAAAGTAGATAGTATTGAAAATGGGATTATTAAGAAAAGAGAAAAAAGAGTTTTTACAGAAGATGGCTTATATGAAGTCTCAATGTTAGCAAATACTGAAATTTCTAAAAAGTTTAGAAGAAGAATAAGAGAAATAATGAAGCAATTAAGAACTGGGAATTTAATTCTACAAACTCCTGGAATTCAAAAGCAACAACTTCAACTTGATGAAATGATTGATTTAATAAAGTCAAGAGATGAAGAAATTAAAAGCTTTTTAGAAATGTTTGAACAAATTAGAAATTCAATAGAAGATATAAAACTTATGAAAACAAATATGGACATAATAATAAAATCACAAGATGAAATGGCTGAAGCAATTAATAGTTTAATAGATGAGGTATATGGAAAGGATGATGAAGAATAATAACGATTTTGACATACTAAATTTAAAAACAGAATTAAGTTTCAGAGGATATAGTGAAGCAACAAAAAAGCTATATGTTCAAACAGTTACAAATTTTCTAAATGAAGTGAATAAAGAAGCTATTGATATAAAAAGAGAGGATGTGGTTAGATACTTAGATATTAATTTAAAAACCGTTAGTAAAAATACAAGAGGTGTCTATTTAAATGCTTTAGAATTCTTTTTTGAAGAAGTTTTAGGTTTAGACATTACAGCAAGTATTAAAAATTATAAAAGAGAATTTTTACCAAAAATTTTTATAAGTTTAAATGACTTTAATATATTAGAAGCTTCAGTAGCTGGAAAAGTGAGGTTGATGTATTTAATAATAAGAGAAGCAGGTTTAAATCTAGGACAATTAGTAAATCTAAGACTTAATGATATTAATTTTGAAAATAACACATTAATGGAAAAGAAGGTGAGCAGAGAGTTATTAAGAGAAATTCAAAGACATTGTGATAGAGAAGCGATAAATGAAAGAATATTTAATGTTACCATCTATACTTTAATTAATTGGAATAATGAAGCAACTGAAAAATATTTAGGGCAAAGATACAAAATAGAAGATATTAGACATGGAATTGCATTAGAAGTATTTTTAAAAAAAGGAGATGAGGAAGGAGCTACAAAATATCTAGGAGTTAAGAAAAAAACAAGTATAAGACAATTTTATAAAAGAGCAGGTGTTGATTATAGAAATAAATAGGACTCCCAGCCGACCAAAGTTAGAAGTCCTACAAAAAATAATATATATAAGTATAGCATAAAAGGAGAGCTAATGGAAAGAGAAAAATTTTTAAGAGGAATGTTAGATCATTGTTATAAGAACAAAGAAACATATAAAACAATGATAGCAAAGATAGAAAAGGAGTTAAAAATTTATGGAGAGTGTAGAAAAGAAGGTTGTAGAGATTAGAAAAAATCTTTTAAGAATAATGGATCTAAAAAAGAAAATGATAGATTGTGAAGTTTCTTGGCTACAAATGATTAGAATGTTAGAACTTACACAATATGAAGCTATAAAATTTAAAAATGGAGAACTTCCTGAAGCAGAAAAAAGGGCTTTAAAAATATTGGAAAATACTCCTAAAAATATAATTGAAAGAGATAGTAAATATAAACTTTTTAGTAAATTTTTACTAGAAAAAGGTATAACTGCAACAGGATTTGCTAAGAAATTAGGAGTTGATATAGATAAAATACACAGAATTTTAAGAGAAATACCAGTAAATCGGGATTATGAAATAGAAAACAAAATTGAAAAAGAAATGGGAGTAAAAATATTTTAAGGAGGCTTTTTATGGATAAATTGTACACAATAAAAGACATAGAAAGACTCTTAGATAGAAGTAGAACAGTAGCTTTAAGATATGCTCAAGAAAAAGGTTGGAAAATACAAAAAATAAAAGTTGGAAAAACTTATAAAAACTTCTACTTAAAGGATGAAGTAGATAAGGATCTAGGATTAGTATTAAAAGAAAAAAAAGTTGCAACAAGAACAAGAGCAAAAAAGGAAGCTAAAAATATAGATGAATTACCTCTTTGGAATCAAAGAGTTGCTAATTCAAGATATATTATATGTTTAGGTTTGCAAGAAGAATATGAACAAGGTTTTGAAAAGAAAGGAGATATAATAGAAAACTTTGTAAAAACAGCAGCTGAAAAATATCCCACACAAATGAAGATACTGAAAAGAATAACAGTTCCTACTTTAAGAAGATGGTTTAAAGTATTTAAAGAAAATAAAGAGAATCCTTTAGCATTAGCTTCATCACATGGAGATAATAAAGGAATTAGAAGAGTAGATCCAGAAGTCTTAGAACTAGCAAAGCAGTTATATTTTAATAAAAATAAGCCACAAATAACAGTAGTATGGCAAAAAATTACTGAGTTTTATGGAAAAATTGTTATAAGTTATGGAACTCTTAGAAACTTCTTAAATAATGATGTAAACATTATAGAAAAAAATAAGGCGAGAATGGGTACTAAAGAGTTTAAAGATAAACATACTCCACATATAGTTAGAGATTTACATGATGTAAAAGCTGGGGATGTATGGTTGAGTGATGGACATGATTTAGATGTTATTTGCTATACAGGAAGAAAGAAAAGTAATGGAGAGAGAGAAACAGCAAGACCAGTTTTAGTAGTTTGGCAAGACTTAAAAAGTAGAATGATTGTAGGGTGGAATATATCTTATACAGAAACAACTGAAAGCATAGCAATTGCATTAAAAAGAAGTATAGAAAATTATGGTATTCCTGGAGCAATTTATTCTGACAACGGAAAAGCATATAAAAGTAAAGTTTTAAAGGGAGATGATGAAAAAGAACTAGAAGGGATATATGCTGGACTTGGAATACATGTAACACATGCTTTACCATACAATGCTCAGGCTAAGGAAATTGAAAGATATTTTAGAGATTTTATAGCTATGTAGGAGAAAATGCAGTAGCAAGACCTGAACATATGAAAAGTTTCGCTGGAAAAAAATTAGCTGTTGGGTTAATTCCAGAGCAACAAGAAGTTGAAGCTGAAATTGAAAGTTATATAAAAGAAAAAAATCACTTATTTTATGCAATAAGAAGAGCTGGAGGATTAAAGGCGCATAGAGGGAGAGGAATGGAAAATCGTACTCCTTTAGAAGTTTTTAATGAAGAATATCCAGTTGAAAGTAGAAAAATGGTGTCCGAAGAAAAATTAAGACTATTATTTTTGTACGAGGATATTCGTACAGTACAACAAAATGGAATTATGTTTATGGGCTACACTTATGAGCATGAACAATTGTATTTTCATCAAACTGAAAAGGTCAAAATAAAATATGATCCTCATGATTTACAAAGTCTTTATGTATATTTAGAAACAGGTGAATTTTTGTGTAAAGCTAATAAACTTCAAGAAGCTGGATTTAACGACATTACTGCTATAAAAAGACATAAAAATAGACTTAAAAAGATTAATAGTTTAAGTTCACAAATATTAGGTATTAGAGAAAAAATAAGAGATGATAGTGGAGTAATTGAATTGAAAGAGAGTGAAAATATTATAGAAGCAGAAGCTATTGAAGATAAGACAAGCAAAGAAACTAAAAAGAAGGTTTATATTGATAAAGATTTATATGTAGAAATAGAATGAAAGGAGCAATAACATGGAGAATAGAGATAGAGAAATAATAAGTGAATTAGAGAGATTTGCTGAAGAAAGAAAAATAAGTTTCAGTAAGATAGCAAAAAATGTAGGAATTGGAAGTAGTACACTATCAGAATATAAGAAAGGAACTTATGTTGGAGATGTTGAAGCAATAAGAGAAAAAATAGTAGATTTCTTAAAAAGACATCAGCAAAAAATGAGAAGAATAGATTTTACAGCTGATACAGAAGTAAAAAATAAAATATTTTATGCAGCTAATATTATAAAAAAGTATGTGGCTTCAAATGCAGTTGAACAAATAGTGGAATCAGCAAAAATTGCTTATATTTTTGGAAGAGCAGGGATAGGAAAAACTCATGCACTAATGGAATGGACAAAACAATATAAAGGGAGAGGAGTGTTTATAACAGCTGAAAATGGGATATCAGCAGTTGGCTTAATCAAGAAAATAGCAAGAGAATTAAAGATAGATTATTCAGGTTCAGCTGATACAGTGAAAGAAAGAATCAAGGATGCTATTAGATTTACTGAAACAATAATAATCATTGATGAAGGTGAACATTTGAAACCAGCGATAATAGATATAGTGAGAAGTATTGGAGATCAGACAGGAGCTGGAATAATAATAGCTGGTACAGAAGCATTAAAATCTAAAATATATTCACAAAGAAAAGAATATGAATATCTATATTCTAGGGCAGTTGTAAATATGAGTTTAAGAGATTTAAAAATTGATGATATAGCTAAAATAGTTAGAAATTTCTTAAAAAATGAAGTTGATTTATATACAGAAGCTGAATTAACAAAGTTATTTAGTTTAATAAATATGACTGTAAAAGGTTCAGCAAGACAACTATCTAACTTGTTAAGTTTGGCAAGTGATATTGCAAATCAAAACATGAGTTTAAAAATCACAGAAGATTCTATAAAAGCAGCGATTACAATGCTAGTTATTAGTTAGGGAGGGATAATAATGAAAGATTTTACATTAACAGAAGTAGCAAAACAAGAACTTATAAAAGAATATGGAGAAAAAGCAGTAATAGTTGATGAGGAGCTTAACCAATTGGCTAAGCTATTAGTTAAGAGAAAAGATTATATAAAAGCTTTTAATAATGGAAATTATAAAGCAAAAGAAAGATATTTTGAACTCATGAAAGAGTCAAAAAAAATTATGAATAAAATTAATAAAAAAATTTAATTTAAGGTAGTGTTAATTGAAATAGTGTTATTTTGAAAGTATTCAAATAGCTTTCGAAGGAGGTTTTTAATGAGTACATGGACTTTAATATGGTTATCAATATCTTTACTTGTGGCGGGATTCAACATAGGTTACGACTGTAGACATAAAAAATTATTTTTTAATAGAAAATACAAATACTGGATATGTTGTTATTATTGCGTAGATGGCGTTGGATCTATAGGAGGATGGGCATTTACTTTTAATTCAAAAATGACTAGCACACAATTAAAAACTTTTAGAGAACAACAAATTGAAAATTTAAAGAATGAGTTTAAGACAACAGATGTGAGATTTGTTATCATAGATTTCAAAAGATTAAAGGATTAAATATGGAAATTAAAGATTTATATATAATTGATGGAATAGTTTATCTATATAAGTATAATAACGGAGTTTATGCAGTATTAGAAGATATACTGACAGGTTATGAAGAGTTTGTAAGATTGGAGGAACTGAAACAATATGAGTATAAAAATTTATTGTGAACATTGCGGAGCTGAGATAAAAGATGGAGATAAATTTTATGAAACATTTCCTAAGAAGTTCTATTGCCAAAATTGTGTTGAAGAAAAAACTTTAACATATTATTCTGTTGGTTCTGAACCAGTTGGAACAGATGAAGAAATAGGAGTTTATTACAATTATAATCAATTAAAAGAAGAAATTGAACATAAGATAAAATGGTGTGATGAATGGATAGAAGTATATCAAAACGATAATACAGAAGCTGGTAAATTTACATTAGAGTTTTATAAAGAAAAAAAGAGATTATTTCAAGAAAGTTTAAAAGAATACTTTGGATAGGAGGCAATTATGGATTTTAATAGTTTAACAGCAGAAGAAAAAGAAAAAATTAGAAAGGAAATTTTAGAGGAAGAAAAGCAAAAAGAAATGAAAAGAAAGGAAAAAATAAAAGAATATAAAGGGATTGTAGATGAAACAGTAAAAGAAAACTTTACAAAAGTTGAGAAACTTGCTGAAACATTAAAAAATACTAAATTAGAAATTTTTAAAAGTTTTGAAGCAATCTTAGAATTAAAAGAGGAGTTGTATGGAATAAAAGAAACACAAAGAAGTCATACTTTTACAACAAGTGATGGTAATTTATCTATAATAATTGGACATAGAGTAATAGATTCTTTTGATGATACTGTACACAGTGGAATAGCTAAAGTAAAAGATTATATTTCAAAACTAACAACTAATGAGCAACCAGAGTTGGAAAAATTAATAGATTTGCTATTGAAAAAGGATAAAAATGGAAATTTAAAGGCTTCAAGAGTGCTGGAGTTAGAAGCTATTGCAAATGAAAATGGTAACGAAACATTACTTGAAGGAGTAAAAATAATAAAAGAAGCATATAAACCAAGTAAATCAAGTACTTATGTTGAAGCTTATTATAAGGATAAAACAGGGAGAATGATTAGTGTACCTTTATCTATTACAAGTGTAATTGAGGAGAAAAATGGAGAAGATAAAGAACGGACAAATTAAATATATACATATTCTAAAAAATAAATTAAATCTAAAAGATGAAGATTATAGAAATCTTTTAGAGAGTAAATTTAACAAGAAAACATCTAAGGATCTCAGTTCTAAACAAGCTGAGGTTCTTATAAAAATACTTGAAAGATTAATAAATAATTATGCAACTGATAAGCAAAAAAGTAGATTTAACACTTTATACAATAAAGTTTATTATGAAAAAGACAAACAAGACTTTATTGAAGAGTACTTAGGAAAAGGGAAAACAGAGAATAACATGAATATTCAAGAGTGCAGTAAGTTAATTTATATTCTTGAAGAGATACTTGAGTGGCAAGAGAAAAGAAAAAAAATTGGAGGAAGTAGTGAATAAAAAAAATACTAAAAAGTTTTTAAAAAGAATGCTAAATAATTACATAACAATTTTACCTTGTAAATTGACATATATCAGTTTTGATAATGGGGAATATCCAATGTTTACATATGGAAAACCTCTTGGGTTAGGGGGAAATATAATATTAAAACAATTCGTAAGAGGTAAGATAACAGGAAAAGTAAAATCTTTAAAAAGATTTGAATATTGTAAATATCAGGGGTGGAAAATGTTAGTTGCAGTTAAAAATATTGATAAAAATGATTGTTTAAAATTTGGAGAGTGTAAATAATGTGGAAGTGTAAGAAATGTGGAGAAGAAGTAGGAATAAGAATAGGAACTTTATATAAATTAGATTCAAAGAAAGAAACTACTGGGGATGATTTAAGTTTTTATGATAATGAATTTTATGAATGTTCACATTGTCATAATCATTCACATTCAAATTTAGAAGATATAGCTGATTGGGAGGAAGACAATGAAAGAAATTAATATAACAAGACATGCACTTATGAGATATGCTTCAAGAGTTTATAAATATCAAATTATCAATGATAGAACATTTGATATTTGGAAAAAAACAAATGAAGATAAAATAGAAAGATTAGAAACAGATTTAAAAGATGAATTTCAAGGAACTGAGTACATCTGTACAGCAGCTTATGATGCTCATAAAAAAGCAGAATTTTACATCAATAAAGATAAAATGATGACTTATGTAATAGTTGGAGATAACATGGTAACTTGTTATCAAATAAATTATGATCTCAATGATGAAGGAAATAGAGCTATTTTAAATGTATTATTGGATAATTTAAAAAAAGCTAGAATTGATGAAGATAATTTTGAAGATAAGTATTTTAAAGAAAGAGATGACTTAAATAGAGAATTTGAGTTACTTAAAGCTGAAACTGAATTATTAAATTCTAAATTAAAAACTTTAAAAGAAAAACAAGCAAGAGTTGAAGCAAGACAAAATGAAATAGCAGGAGAGCAGGTAGAACTAAGAAATATTATAAAAGTAGCTGAAGAAAAGATAGTGAGAAGTAAACTAGCTTTATAAGGAATAAAAATGGAAAGTAAAGAAGTTTTAAAACTTATAAGAGAAGCAAAAAAAGGGAATAATGAAGCTATTGAAACATTAATTGAAAGGTATTTGAATACTGTTAGAAAGATTAATCATAAGTGGGGGAACACGGATGATGGATTTCAAGAAGGAATACTTGGAATCTATCAAGCAATTAAAACTTATGATGAAAATTACAATACTAAATTTATGACACATCTGTATTTTTATGTAGAAGCTAAAATAAGAAAATATATAGATAAAGAAAGGTATAGAGTACCTCAGTATGTCATAGAGAGCATTAAAAAGGGTGAACAAGAAAGAGTTTATTTTTCAGGAATTGAAGATCTTGAAATTGGAGATGAAAATATAAAAATAGATAATTTAGAAAATAAAGTACTTGTAGAAAATTTACTAAATTGTTGCACAAAGAAAGAAAGGCAAATATTGGATCTCTTATTTTTTAAAGGTTATTCAGGAGAGGAGATAGCTAAAAAACTTGGAATGTCAAGGCAATGGGTTCATAGTATGAAACATAGAGCATTTGAAAAAATTAGAGAGAATATAAGATAAAAGAGAGGTTTAATCCTCTCTTTTTAATTGATTTTCTTTTTTTAAAATTAAATTTTTCAATTCTTCTAAGTCATCTAAAGTAGCATGATTATTAATAAAACTACGGGCTGTTGAACGGTATGATAAGTATTGATTTTTTTTTGGATTTTTCTCTCTATACGATTTATTTGCTTTTTTTTGAGATTCTGATACAGCCATAAAGTCCTCCTTTTACACAAATTTTAAAATAATAGATACTGTAACTGCAATGATTCCTAAAACTAAAATTAATATTTGAATTTTTTCTTTAAACATAGTATAATTGAGTAAGAGATAAGGTACTTGGGGAATTTCTTCCCCTTTCCCTTTGATGTTTTAGAAGAATAACTGGAAGAGTTCTATAATTACTTTAACTATTTCTAATATGGCGAGTATTATTGATAGTGTAATTAAGATTTCTTCGGTTGTTCTTTTTTTCTTTTTCCTACTCACTTTCTCACCTCCTTATGTATTTATTATACACCATAGTATATAAAATGTCAAGCTTTTTTTATTGAAAATTAAAAAATAATATGATATATTTTAATATATTTAATCATTTTATTAAGGGGGATTGTTTATGTTTGGAATATTTGGTGAAAAAGGAATTTGCTCAATTTGTGGAAAAGAAAAAACAAGTAAAAAACTAAGTGATGGTTTTGTATGTAGTAAATGTCTGGATTTATGTGGAAATAATAGAAATACTTTTAAAAAATTACAAGAAACAACAAAAAACGAAATCCTTGAAGAAATTGAAAAAGAAAAACAAGCAAACTTAGATATTGCTAATTTTGTAGAAACAAGAGGAGTAGGAAAATTAATAAAGTTTGATGATAATGCAAAGAAAATAATATTTCCTAAAACATTGTTAAGAAAAGCTAGAATTTATAATTATTCTGAGGTATTAGAATATGAAATTCTTGAAGATGGAAATACTATAACAAAAGGTGGACTTGGAAGTGCAATAGTTGGGGGAGCACTTTTTGGTGGAATAGGAGCAGTTGTTGGAGGACTTACTGGTGGAAAGAAAGTAAAAGAAGTTGTTAAAAGCTTGAAAGTAAAAATTGTCTTAGATAATAAGATAGTCCCAGCTGAATATATTGAGTTATTAACAACTGAATTCAAAAAAGATGGTTTTGTATATAGAGTAGCAAAACAGCAAGCTGAAGATATAGTTGCTATTCTAGCTTCAATTGTTGCTGAAAATGAAAAAAATCAAGCTAATAACTCTAATGTACAAAATACAAATGATCCAATAACAGAAGTAAAAAGATATAAAGAACTTTTAGATAATGGAATTATCACACAAGAAGAATTCGATAAAAAGAAAAAAGAGTTATTGAATTTATAAAAATAAAGTTCTAATATTTCATAGAGAAGGGGGGAGCTAAGGATGTCTAAAAAATATTTGAGTGTTGCTCAAGTAGCTAAAAGATTGGGAGTTAGCACGGAAACAGTTTATAACTACTGTAAAAGAGGACTTTTAGGTGGGCAATATATAAAAAATAATATAAAAGGAACTTGGAAAATTGATTTAGAAAGCCTTGAACTATTAGAAAAAGAAAGTACTTTTAAAAGCTCTCATCAAGTAAAAAAAGAATTGAATTATAGTTTGTTTTGAGAACACTTTATTGGGAGGGAATATGGCAGAAGAAGTTGAAAAAAATGAAATTGAAGAGATTAATTGTGGATATATTGCACCAATTTCTGAAATAGCTGGGTTAAGACCTGAATATTGGAATAAATTAAAAAGTATAATTGGAGAAGTTATTGAAGAATTAAATAATGAATTTGAAAAAAATAAAAAAAGAATAAATTTTAGAATGGTTAGTGATAACAAAGAATCTAATATAATTCAAGAAAGCATCATAAAATCTTTATATTACGATAATATAACTATATGCAATATAAGTTACAACAATGCAAATGTATTATTTGAATTAGGAATGAGAATAGCCTTTAATAAACCTGTAATTATCATATTTGATAGTATTGAAAGATGTCCATTTGATATATCTGGAATAAGATATATTACTTATGATAAAAACTTAGATTATTATGGAATAATTACTTTTAAAAATATATTAAAGGATAGAATAAAAGAAGAGTTAGAAAATAAAGAGAAACTTAATCCTTATTTAAGAGTAATAGCTAATGAACTGATTCTTTTTGAGCCAAAAGCTAAAGAAATGGAAGTTAGTGAAACAGAAAAAATTATTATAGAAAAATTAGCTAAAATAGAAGAACAACTAATTTCTAAAAAGGATGAACCTTTAAATGATTGGGTAGGAATTTTTTCTTATAGGGAAATGGAAGAAGATTTTAATAAAAGTACTTTAATCCAGAATTTATTGAAAGAAGATTACTCAAAATTTTTTAAAGGTGCGAGAGAATATATTTTATTAAAATTTCCTAATGAAGAAGAAAATATAAAATATTTTAGTTATAAAATTCAAGAATACTATAGGCTTTATAATAAATTATCAGAAAAATTTAGAAATGAGTTAGCACATTCAATTTTTACTAATTTTACAACAAATAAATAATAGTGATTTTAAAGCAAGTTTAAACTTGCTTTTTTTATTTTTCCAATTTTTCCAAACATTTATAAAAGAAAAAAGTTATAACAATATAGAAACAAAAATAATGGAGGTGCTTTATGGATTTAGAGTTATTAAAAGCTAAAAAGCTATATGCACAAGGGAAAACAGCAAAAGAAATAGCTAGTGCTCTAAAAAAATCATTAGGCACTATCTATCGTTGGATCAAAGATAACAAGGAAGAATTTGAAGAGGCTAGGAAATTAGCAGGAATGACTTTAGATGATGTGGTTGATTTACTTGATGAAACTCACAAAAAAATATTAATAGAAATCTCTAAAAATCCTCAAGAATTCAAAGATCCAAAAACTGCTGATGCTTTGGTTAAAGTTGCAAGTGTTGTAGAAAAAGTAACAGCAAGAAGCGAAAAGAAAAAAGAACAGGCTAAAAAGGAAATTGAAAGCAATGAAAGAGGTGTGATTATAATTGATGACATCTAATAAAACTGAAAAAAGATTAACAGATTTTATATCAGATAATTTTAAAGATTTATATAAAGCTTGGAAAAATGATGAATATACTAGATATGTTTTAAAAGGTGGTAGAGGGTCAGCAAAATCTTCACATATTGCTATAATCCTTGTTTTAGAGATAATAAAAAGACCTGTTAATTGTATATGTTTTCGTAAAGTTGGAGAAACTTTAAAAAGATCTGTTTATGAGCAGATCAAGTGGGCAATTGATTATCTTGGTGTAGAAGAATATTTTGAATATAGATTGTCTCCCTTAGAAATCATATACAAAGAGAGAGGAAATAAATTTATTTTTGCTGGTGTTGATAAACCAGAAAAAATTAAATCCATTATAACATCAGATTTCCCTATTACATTGTTTTGGTTTGAAGAACTAGCTGAATTTTATAATGAAGATGAAGTTGAAACAGTTATAAAGTCAATATTTCGTGGAAAAATAAAAGATGGCTTAAAGTATAAAGGATTTTTTTCATACAATCCACCTCAATTAAAATTTAATTGGGTTAATAAAAAATATAGTTTCTCAACTATTGAAAAAGGAGTATATGTTCATCATTCTACATATTTGGAGAATAAATATATTTCAGATGAATTTAAGCAAGATGCTGAAGCTTTAAAAGAAAAAAATGAGACAAAATATAGACTTATATATTTAGGAGAGCCTACTGGAAATGGTTTAGTTCCTTTTCCAAATTTAGAAATAAGAGCAATATCAAAATATGAAATTGATACTTTAGATAAATTTAGAAATGGGCTAGATTGGGGATATGGAATAGATCCAGTTGCATTTGTAAGATGGGGATATGATAAGAAAAAAAGAATCATATATGCTTTAGATGAATATTATGGAGTTGAAAGACAAAATAGACATGTTGCAGAATATATATTATCAAAAGATTATGATGAGATTGTAACTTGTGATAGTTCAGAACCTAAGAGCATTGATGAGTTGAGAGAATATGATATTAGAGCAATAGGAGCAAAAAAGGGGAAAGGTTCTGTTGAATACGGAGAAAAGTGGTTAGCTTCTTTAGAAGCAATTATCATAGATCCTATTAGAACTCCTAACATTGCAAGAGAATTTGAAATGATAGATTATGATACTGATAGGGAAGGAAATCCTTTACCAAGATTATGTGATAAGGATAATCATACCATTGATGCAACTAGGTATGCTTTTGAAAATGATATGAAGAAAGGAAAATACATATATGAGTATTAGAGAATGGATGAAAAAATGGTTCTTTAAGGACTGTTCAGTTATGACAGATGATAATGTAAATTTTAATCCATCTGATTATACAGCAAATATAGAATATAAAGCAGCTTTTATGCTTCCAATGTCAAAAAAAATTCAGGCTTGTCAAAATATAACTATGGCAGTTTATAAGAAGACAAAAGATGGAAAAGGAAAAGATTTAGTTAAAGAACATGTGTTAAATGATTTGTTCAATATGATAAATCCTAATACTTCTTTTCAAGATTTTCTTGACTATTTGCTTGTGTGGCTAGAAGGTAGCGATAATGGAGTTCTTTTAGAAGTTATAAAAGGAATCCCTTCTTTAAGACCTGACTTATATGTTCATTCCCCTTCAAATTTTACTGTCTATTTTGAAGGTAGACGAATAAGGGAAATAAGAATAAATAATCCATATAGGTCAATTGTAGGAGATGAGTTAAAAAACTATATGTGGATAAGAAGTCCAAACTACTTGAATATAATAGATGGAGTAAATTCTAGTGGTATAGGAAGTGGATATACAAAGCATAATTCTATGGCTATGTATGGAGCATATAGTGAACAAGCTTGGAAATGGAACTGGAGTCTTGCTAAGAACCTTGGAAAACCAGGAGGAATTTTACAGACTGAGGGAGTTGTAGACAAAGAAGATAGAGAAGAAATAAAAGCAAGATATTCAGCACATTATGGTGGTTCTGACAATGCGGGAAAGCCTATTGTACTTGGTTCTGGATTAAAATACCAAGACACTTCAAGAGCACCGATTGACAGTGATTGGTCTACTGCTGAGCAAAAAGCACATGAAAGAGCAGCATTAGCAAGTGGGGTTCCTGCCGAGCTTGTTGGAGGTGGAGAAAGTACATATCAGAACAGAAAGCAAGCTAAAAAAGAACTCTATCGTGAAGCAGTTATTCCGTTTTTCAACAAATTGAAAAGTTGGTTAAATTATTTATTTTCTGACTATTTAAAAAATGGCGAGTTCATTGATTATGATTTAAGTGGAGCAGATGAACTTAAAGAAGACATTGGAGATGTCATAACAAAACTTGAACCTTTGAAAGATAGATTGACTATAAATGAATATAGAAAAATAATATCTTTATTAACTGATTTAAGTTTAGGAGATGTTGAAGGTGGTGATGTTCTTTTAGTAAATAGTGGAGTAGCAACACTTGATGAAACAATAACGCCAACAACAACCGAAGGAGAGGAAGTTGATGATATTTGAAAAAGGAAGTTAAGAAAATAAGAACTTTAAAACTATTGGAAAAACGATTAACTGCAAGAAATAAAAAAATAATAGATAAAATTTTTAATGAGTTTAAAGAAAAAATTGTAGTTGATAATGCTAGTAAAAATGACTTAAAAATTATTATTGACATAGATTATGAATGGTTAAGAAGAAAAATAAAGAGTGGTTTAGAAACACTATATACTTTTACATTCGAGAGCACTTTAAAAAGCTTTCAAAACATATACAATAAGAAAATTAAAAGTAACACAATGAAAGGAATAAAAGATTATTTCTTAAAAAAATGGAATAAAAAAAATGCTGCAAAGCAAGCAACTAGAATTAGTAAAACGACTCAAATAAAATTAAATAAAATTATTACAACTGGTCAAGAGGAAGGAATAAGTCATAATGAAATGGTTGAAAAAATAGTAAAGGAAGTTAATGGAATGACTGCACAGAGAGCAAGTACAATCGCTCGGACAGAAACAAGTAAATCTATAAATGCAACAAGTTTTGAAACAGCAAAAGGAATAATGAAAGAAAAATGCTGGATTCATGTTGGTGGAAAAAAGATGTATAGAGTTCATCATAAAGCTATTAGTGGAAAATGGGTTGATATTAATTATAAATGGAAGTTACAAAATGGAGTAGAA